TCGCCGCTCGCCCGGAGGTCAAATGAACCCTATCGCATGGGTAGTAGATCAATCCTTGCAGCAGGATGAGCGGTTCCGGCATTTGACGGTGCTCCCGGAAATGTGTGGATACTGCGGAGGTGGTGGAGACGTTCATTCGTTCGATGGCGAATGGCGCGGTGAGTGTCATGAATGTGGATATTGGGAGTAATTGATGAAAAGTATAAGGCTGGATGAAATGCTGCGTGAGCGGATAGCCGAGTATTGGTCTATTGCTTACGCTGAGGGCAAGGAAGGACGCACGCAAGATACTGAGGATGGCGCTGCTCAGGCTACGTGGCACGCCATTGATGGCCTTATTAAGGCTCTAGTTGGCGATTCTGCAAAGTGGCAAGGGCTTTGCGAGGCTCAGGCGCTTCTTATTGAAATTTCGTCTAAGCAAATTAAGCGAGATATTGATATTTCAGCTAGGGAGGCAAAAAGTTATGACGAAGGGTGACAAGATCAAGCTTCGGGCTGAGCTGGCTGGGAAGGCTATGGCGGCCCATATCGGACGGGGCCACTTAGCTGCTAGAAAAGAAGATATTGTAAGATGGGCAGTTGCGTACGCAGACGCCCTAATGGCTGAGCTTGGCATTAAGGGGGAGGATTGATGGATATGACAATGAGGATGGTCTACGAGACTGAGGGCCAGCGTGGTGGTGATATTCGCGGCTGGCATGGCGAGCAAGCTAGAAAGCAGGCTGAGCAGGAAGAGTATGAGCGCTGGCAGGATCACTTGAAGGAGAGCGAGCATGACTGAGGTAAAGGCAAGGATCGGCTATCTAGTCGGGATTCAACTGGATAGCGGGCATCTGGACGTAGAGTTCAACGCATCGCCGGACCTGAATGAGGATGAGATTTTCGACTTGGCTATCACCACGATTGAGCATGAACTTGGACACGCCAAGCTGGACTATGTGTCATGAGCCATTGTGAGTGGAAGCCTATCGAGGATGCGCCTAAGTTTGTAGGCGGCGTATACGTCTGGTATGACGGCGAGCTTGTAGAGGCACATTGGAGCAGGCGGCATAGGAACGATGAGCTTAAGTGGTGTGAAATTGAGCGCGACCGATATGGCGATGAAATTCGACCTTTTGAGCCACAGCCCAAGTATTACCTAGCGGTCACGCCGCCACCGGAGGAATGATATGAAGCTCTATGTTGTTATTGACCGGGTGGATGGAATTCTTGAAGGAATCTGGAAAAACAAGGAACATGCCGAGGAATACGCGGCTCAGTTCAATGTTGATAACTTCTATGATATGAATGTAGTCGAATACCATTTGCGTGAGCATGCGTTGGAGGATGCATGAATCAGAAGCATCTCCAAGAGCTGTCTTTCTCGTATCGGTACACTTGCTACGCCCATGAATCCATGGCTAGGGCTTTCAAGGCGGTGCACGACGTAGAGCAGCAGGAGTTCTATGAGGGGCTAGCTAGACATGCTTATAAGCTGGCTGACGATTATGCAAAGATGGCATCGGATTGGGCAAAGGAGAGGAAGGTAGATGAGTAAGTGGAAGTCAATTGATACAGCGCCAAATGATGGCCGGGAGGTACTTGTGGGCGTTGAAGTGGCTGGCGTATGGATTACGCGAGGAGCTTTCTATGATGATGGCTCTATGTTCGATGTTGTCGGAAGCAAGCGGATTGAGGATGCTATTGGTTGGTGGAGCTATGAGAACTCTGTTTCACAAGAGCGACTAGAGGGAATCTACGAGCCTACGCATTGGGCGCCTATGCCAGATTTCGGAGATGAGGATGAGTAAGGTAGTAGAGACTAAATACGGACTTGTGGCATTCGTAGAGTCGAATACCTACTTCAATGGTGACCTTATGAAAGGCTCTATGGGGAGCATTGCTAAGGAGACGGGTGCGAAGTACGTCCTGATCCTTGGTGATAAGGTCAAATATGAGGACGTAGACGTAGAGAAGGCTGAGGAACTGGTTGATATGGTGTTGAATGTCCATAAGCAGCCTTATGAGGTTGTCGCCTCAGTCGATGAATGACCCTGATTGGAAGATCGTGTAGTATTCGATATATCGAGGATCGTGTTATTTACATATGGCAGCCGTAGGAAGACCTAGGACAAAACTAGAAGACCTCCCGTCCGACTGGAAAGATCGGATGCTTGCCGCTGCCTCAGAGGGTAAGTCGGCTGTCGAGATTAGGCACGAAATTGGAATTGGGCGCTCAGCTTGGGAGACATTGCTGGAAGATAGTGATGAGTTTCGAGCAGCCGAAAAAGACGCAAGAGAACTTTGTGAGGTATGGTGGGAGCGCTCAGGCCGTACCTTGGCTATGGCTGGGGGCGGCAATAGTGCCATCTGGATTTTCAATATGAAGAACCGGTTCGGCTGGCGGGATAAGAAGGAAGAGGAAGAGAAGAAGGACGATATGTCCGATGTTATCCGCGACCTGATTGCCAAGCTGCCGGGATGAAGACGGGTAACATCCTGCTAGACCGCCAGCTAGCCCGCTGGTACGCACTTAGGGACCATCCAGTACAGCTAGCCCTTATGTCGGCCGTTCCTAACGGTATGCGATTCCCATTGGTGCCTGCTGGACGCCGTAGCGGAAAGACTGAGCGGTTTAAGCGATTCCTAGTAAAGCAGGCCAGCGCTGACTCAGGTCCATACTTTGCGGCTGCTCCTACGCATGCTCAGGCCAAGAAGATATTTTGGGATGACCTGAAGGCTTTCACCCTTTCGGCTACTCATAAGCGTAGGCCGTCTGAGTCTGAGCTAATCATCTACATGGACTGCGGGTCTGAAATCCATGTGATCGGATTGGATAAGCCTCAGCGCATCGAGGGCATTCCATGGCGTGGCGGCGGTATCGATGAGTTCGCCGATATCAAGTCAGATGCATGGGAAGCCAACATTCTCCCTGCACTCAATACCGTTAACCCGACCGATCCAGACTACCGCGCGTGGTGCTGGCTACTTGGAGTGCCTGACGGCCTTAACCACTACTACGACCTTTGCGTGAAGGCAGAGAGTGGGGCTGATCCTAACTTTGGCGTATTCCATTGGAAGTCAGCGGAAATTCTGCCGCCTGACGTGATGGATGCTATGCGCCGTGCTATGTCGGCCAAGCAGTTCAAACAGGAGTTTGAGGCCAGCTTTGAGACGGCTGGCGGTCGAATCTATGAGGACTACGGCAAGCACAACACTACGCATGAGACGATCCAGCCTCATGAGCAGCTAATGTGGATGCACGATCAGAACTTCACCCCTCTGTCTTCTGCCATTGGGGTTAGGCGGAACAAGGATGACCTGTACCTACTGGATGAGATTGTGCTGACTAGCGCCGTATCCAGGCAGTCGGCGGTCGAATTCGTGGAAAAGTACAAGAATCATCAGAATAAGCACGTCCTGATCTATGGGGACCCGGCAGGCAAGGCGGGCGAGAAGCACGGCCATGCATCCGATTACACGGATATTGAGGGCGTGCTAAAGGAGCATGGCTGGCGGTATACCCGAAAGGTTAAGCCCGCCCATCCAGCGATTAAGGACCGGCAGAATGCGGTGCGGACTAAGATTCTGACTGCCGCTGGCGAAACCTCGCTATATGTCAATCCTATAACTGCTGAGTGGTGTCATAAGGGCTTAGCGACGGTCCAGTTAAAGGAAGGCTCTACTTTCCAAGAGGACCAAACGAATCAATACCAACACATAACCACCGCTATCGGTTACTGTGTTGATGTAGAATGGCCGAGTAAGCCTAAATTCAATATCACAGCTATGGCCTGAGGTTTAAATGTCCCGATTTAGTCAATTCAGAGATGGCCTGCTTAACGTAGTAGCCAATCTAGGCACCGGACGGGACAAGGCCGCTAGTACCCATGTTGTCCAGACGTTCAAGACTGACTATGAGCTTCTGACGGCCTACCGCGAGCTGTGGATGGCTAAGAAGATCGTTAACATTCCGGCTCGGGATGCGGTACGTGAGTGGCGTAGCTGGCAGGCTAGTTCTGAGCAGATCACCAAGCTTGAGCGGGTTGAGGCTAAGTATGGCCTGCGCCTGAAGATCGAGGATGCTCTGCGCAAGGCTCGTTTGTTTGGCGGTGCAGCCATCTACATTGGTACCTATGACGGCGATCCGTCCAAACCGCTGAGAGATAACTCTAGGCTCCGATACCTCACGGTCATGCCCCGTGCCAAGTTGACAGCTAAGGAACTGGTTGATGATATTCGGTCGCCCTACTACGGTCAGCCTGAGTATTTCACCGTAGCCAACACTCAGGAGGAGATTCACGCCTCCCGATTGGTACTTTTCGTGGGCCAGGTCATTCCCGACGACATTATCGCCAATGTTGGCTATTTGGGTTGGGGCGACTCTGTGCTGGCATCCTGCCTTGCCGCCGTGATGCGCGCGGAGTCGTCGTATGCCAACGCCAATTCCCTGATCTATGAGGCGCGGGTAGATGTTCTGTCAATTCCCAACCTGACAGAGGAAGTTCAGACTAAAGAGGGCGAGGAGCGCGTAACGAATCTGGCTCGCGTTGCTGCCACGTCCAAGGGCAACAACGGCATGATGATGATCGACAAGGAGATGGATTATGACTCCAAGTCGGCATCCTTTGGTGGTTTGAATGAGTTGATGGAGAAGTTCATTCAAGAGGGTGCGGGCGCTGCGGATATTCCGGCTACCCGCCTGCTTGGCATGTCTCCGTCCGGGCTGAATAGCACTGGCGAGTCCGATCTTAGAAACTACTATGACAGTATCCGATCCATGCAGACCTTGGATATCGGCCCTGCGATGGCGTGGCTGGATGAGTTGCTAATTCGTGAGGCGCTGGGTGGACGGCCTACTGAAGTTCACTACAACTGGAATGTGTTGTGGCAGCCTACTGCTAAGGAAATGGCGGATATTGGCAAAACCACGGCTGATACCCTCAAGACGCTGGTAGACACGGCACTGTTCAATGGAGATGCGCTTTCGGTGGCTGGCGCTAACCTGCTGACTGAGCGCGGGGTTGTGCCGGGGCTTGAGAATGCCCTAAACCAAGTAATGACCGATCCGGGGTCTGAAGATGGCCCCACTAGTAATTCTACTAACAACGAGTAAAATGCGCCGAAAGGTGTAGAGGTGAGTATGCTTAATTTCTCCGACAAGGTATCTACAAGTGCGGTCCGTAAAACGTCTGACGGCTACCTTGTCGCAGATGCGGCCGTGGCGCGGACTGGAATCCAGCTATATCTAGGCAGCGAAGTTGGGAAGCCGGATATGGAAATTGTCCGGGTTTACCGATCCCCCGAGGCTGTATTTGCAAAGGATGCAATGAAGTCCTATGCACACCGCCCTATGACCAATGACCATCCGTCCGTTTCGGTGAGCGCCGATAACTGGAAGGATTTCGCAATCGGCCAGACCGGTGGCGATGTTATGCGGGACGGTGAATATGTCCGCGTTCCCGTCATGATGATGGATCAAGACGCGATTAACGATTGGGAGGCCGGGAAGGTTGAACTTTCCATGGGTTATTCTGCTGATATTGTATTTGAGGCAGGCGTAACCGACTCCGGCGAGCCGTATGACGCAAAGCAAGTAAATCTCAAGATGAATCACCTGGCGCAAGTCCATAAGGCTCGCGGCGGTGATAAACTTCGTATCGGCGATTCGGGCAATGCCGGTATTATCCACCCCGCCCAGCCTAAAAATGAAGGAGGCCACATGGCCGATAACACCCGTAAGGTCATGTTCGATGGCCTTGAAATCGAAGTAACGCCGCAGGGCGCTCAGGCTATTGAGAAGCTGACCAAGCAGGTTGGCGATGCAAAGTCTGAGGTTGTTGCTCTGGCCGACTCCCATAAGGCTGTGGTTGCTGCCAAGGACACCGAAATTGGCGAACTGACTGCCAAGCTGAAGGATGCCGAAGGCAAGTTCCTCTCTGATGCGGACATTGATGCCCGCGTTGCCAAGCGCGCCGAACTGGTGGCTAAGGCTACTGCGGTTGTCGCTGATGCCGACTACACCGGCAAGTCTGATTCGGAAATCCGTAAGCTGGTTGTGGCTAAGAAGCTGGGCGACTCTGTGGTTGATGGCAAGTCCGATGAGTTCGTGGCTGGCTGCTTCGCTATGCTGGCTGACTCCAAGGATTCCGTGGCTGATGCCGTGAAGTCTGATGCACATAAGGCTAACCTCAGCGACTCTCAGGCTGAATATCAGTCCCGTCTCCAGAATGCTTATAAGGAGGTCAAGTAATGGCCGTTCAGACCACTTACGCTGAGAATATCCCGGCTGGCGTTCCGGGCGCGATTGTTGACATGATCCCGAAGACCCTGATTTCTCGCACCGTTGAAACGGCTGCGGGTATCGCGTTCGGCCTTCCGGTCTATCGAGGCACTGGCGATAAGGGTGTCGTTGCCACCGGCACCGCTGCTAACTACGTTGGCTTTACCGTGCTGGATCGTTCGGTACGTGAAGGCAATCTGTTCAGTCAGTATGAGTCGGCCCGAGTCATGACCGATGGCGCTATCTGGATCACGGCTCCGGCCAATGTGGCTGATGGTGCTGCTGTTGTTATCGGCGGCGTGACCATTCCTGGTGCGTTCTATCAGACCACCGCCACTTCCGGCCAGTTGGCTCAGGTCCGCCTGAACCGCGTTGCCCCCGGCGCATAAAGGATAATTAATATGGCATTTTTTAACGATGCACAGGCTGCGCTTGGTTTCGCACTGAGCCAGACCAGCTACATTGAGCGAACCGTAAATCAGACCGTATATCCGGACGTGCAGTATGCGACCCTGATCCCGGTCGATACCTCGGCTAACCCGTGGGCCAAGTCGGTCACCTACTTCTCGGGCGACAAGTTTGGTCGTGCGGATTGGATCAACGGCAATTCGGATGACATTCCGATGGCCGGAACCAATCTGACCAAGTTTGAGACTCAGGTCTACACCGCCGGCATCGGCTACGGCTGGGGTCTGGAAGAGCTGGAACAGGCTCGTATGCTGGGCCACAACCTCCCGGCTGATGACGCCATGGCTGCCCGCCGTGCCTATGAAGAGATGGTTGATCGTGTTGCCTTCTTCGGTGATGCGACCAAGAATCTTCAGGGCCTGGTGAACAGCACTGCCGTCACCGCTACCTCGGCGGCTACCGGCGACTGGGATACCGCTACCCCGGCGCAGATTCTGGCCGACATTAACGGCGCTCTGATTGGTCAGTTCAGCGGCACGCTGTTCACCTCGTTTGCCGATACGCTGCTGATGCCGTATGAGAGCTACCTGTTGCTGGCAACTCGCATGGTCAGCGAGAACAACGATATGTCGATCCTGAACTGGCTGCTGGCGAACAACGCCTACACCGCTCAGACCGGTGGACGACTGGTGATCCGTGGCATCCGTGGCCTCGGCACTGCTGGCGCGGGCGGCACCGCTCGTATGGTGGCGTACCGCCGTGACCCGAACGTGGTCAAGATGCACATTCCGATGCCGCATCGCTTCCTGCCCGCTTATGCGGCTGGTCCGATCCGCGTTGAGGTTCCGGGCATCTTCCGCCTCGGCGGTGTGGACGTGCGCCGTCCCAAGGAAGTTGCTTACGTGGACGGCATCTAAACGCCATAGTAGGTAAAAGAGGTCCCGCCTGGAATAATCTAGGCGGGACTACTAAGAGGAATAGATATGGCGAAGTTGAACGAAGTTACCAACAACCACACTGGCCCGCTGGGTGTAGGCGGCGTAGTCATTCCGGCCAAGTCGTCTGCTGAAGTCCCGAATTGGGATAAGGTCAGTAAGAACGGCGTAGTCCAGCGCTGGCTTGATTCTGGCGTGCTGTCTTTGGGTAAGGCTGATAAGAAGCCTGCCCAAGAGTCGGAAGTCGCTGCTGAGGTAGTTGAGAATGTTCAATTCACTGAGCAGACTCCGGTGCAGGATGGGGCCGAATCGGATGATGAAGATGAGCAGAAATCCGCTCTAATTGCTCAGTTGAAGGAACTGGACATTAAGGCCGACAAGCGTTCGTCGGTTGAGAAGCTGCAAGAGAAGCTGGACGAAGCTCTGGCTAAGTAAGAACCCCTCGGCCAAGGACGGCCACCTATTCGAGAATCCCATGCCGACGATTTACGGAACCATTGCAGGCGCAGACGCATACGCCCTCTCCATCGGCAATACGGCATGGGGTCTGCTGACCACTGAAGCGAAGAATGCAGCCCTTGTGCGCGGCTCGCTGTACGTGGATAGCTACAATCGCCGTTACCTTGATGGCGACTTCAAGTGCTGGTGGCAGTTCATCGGCGGGAAGACTGGCGGATGGGCGCAGGAGCGCGAGTGGCCCCGTAGCGGTATCGACGGCCTGCCCGATAACGTGATCCCCGTACAGATCGAATACGCCACGTATGAGGCTGCTATCCGTGAGGGCACTAACCCTGGCTCACTGAATCCTGACATTGACCGCGCGGCGCTGGTAAAGAGCGAGAAGGTTGACGTTCTGCAAGTCACCTACGCCGTTAGTGATAATGCTAACGCTGGCTCACTGCTGCCGGTCATTCCCGCGATTGAGTCGCTGCTGTCTGCATTCCTTGTCCGTCGCTGCACTGGCGGGCTGGCGATCTACACCGTATGAGCATCTTGAGCGCATCCGAACTGAAGGAGGCTATCGAGTCAGGCCGTGTTTCTCTTGGTTGTCCGCTGCCAGATGGATTTAAGGCGATGACCCAAGATGACCGGGACCGTCTGCAAGAGACAATGCGTCGAATCGTAGAGATGGAAAGTAATCTGAAATGAGCCCCGAACAGCACGCCGCCAAGATTCGTGAACTGGAAGTGCCGATGGCTGCGGCCTATCTGGCGGATGTTCGTGCTGTCGAGTCTGAGGCGACCGTTGCTGAGGTTGAGCGACTGCTGCGTGAGGGAGATTCTGAGGGTTTGGTGACGTACCTTTCCCTTGGCTCAATGGCTGGATTCTTTGAGCTGTTCCGTGCAGCCTTCATCCAAGGTGCGAATAACGAGGCGCTAGGTCGATTCCGCTTCGATAGCAACACGTGGGCTGTCATCAACCTGCTCATGGGCGCGAACCAAGAGATTCAGTCCACTTCCGATATGGACCTGCGCAAGTCGGTTGCTGCGGTCATGGGCAATGGCAATACGATCCGAAATCAGGCGCTAGACCTTATAGGCGTTCGTAGTCCGCTCACGGGCCGCAGGAGCGGCGGCGTAGTAGGCCTTCCAATCCAGATGACAGAGTGGGTGCAGTCGGCTAGGCAGCAGCTTCTCAGTGGAGACCGTGCGGCCATGCGGGCATACCTAACCCGTAAGCTGCGTGACACCGCCTTCGACAAGTTCGTGCAGCCTGGTGAGAAGCTGACTATCGAGCAGGCCAACACCATTGCTCGCGCCTACGCTGACCGCTTGGTGAAGTCCTACTCTAAGCAGCTATCGGAAACCATGGCCGCTCAGGCGTATAACTCGGGCCGATTCCAGTCTATTCAGCAGATGGTGGAGCGCGGGCTGATTACTCAGGACCAAGTGAGTAAGAAGTGGCGAACCATGCGAGATGAGCAGGTGCGCCATAGCCACGCCGCAATGCACAATCAGGTCCAGCCACTAGAGCAGCCGTTTATTAGCGGCAATGGCAATGCGTTGATGTACCCTGCGGACCCAAATGCACCTGATAATGAGGTTTATGGGTGCCGTTGTAGCCTAGAATATGTCATCCGAAAGAGGTTCTAACTATGAAGATCAGCGTATTCAAAGATGATGAAGGCTATGAGAACTATCTAGCTCACCGTCCATTGGTTATTTATGTGAATGGCGAAGTGCTGAACAATGTTGTCCGGCTGGATACTGATGAGGGCTGGGCAGAGTTCAACGTAAAAGGCGCTGATGGCCTGTTCCTGATCGAAGAAGGTCATATCGTCACTGATATTGCAGAGGGTGTAGTCGAGATTGAGGGCGAAGGCATCACCCGCAGTCCAGTGATTGAGCCTGAAGTTCCGGCTGATCCCGATCCGATCCCGGAAGACGAAGAAGATGCCTGATATCCATGACAGGGGCCGCGCCCTAGCCATTCGGATGCTAGCCCCTCGCACTAAAGGCAAGGGGCTGGCGCTGACTCTCCGTAAGAAGACGGTTGGCGAGTACAATCCCGAGACTGGCGGGCAGGATACTGTGTGGACGGAGACTGATGGGTCGGGTCTGCGCACCAACTATAAGCAGGAAGATATTGACGGCACTTATGTTCTTCAGGGCGATACCCGCATCCTACTATCTCCTGTTGCGCTAGATGGATCGGATATCCCTGAGCCAATCACCAACGATCAGATTGTGTTTGACGCATCTACGTATAATGTCATCCGTGTAGGCCCGTGGGACTATGCCGGAGTCACCTGCGGCTATGAACTTCAGTGCAGGGGTCTGTAATGGTCAATAACGCCAAGAAATATGGCCTAGAGGGATCATTTGCAGTTCAGCTTCAGGCGTTCGGAGATATGGTTCAAGAGGACGCCGATCAGGTATTCCGCATTGTGGCAACTGAGGTTGGCGAGTCTGTTATCAACGCAACTCCAATCGACACTGGCCGCGCGCTATCTAACTGGAATGCTGGTATCAATTCGCCTGATGACGTGTATCGGGAGACGGAAGATCCATTGGACGCTAAGACTAGCAAGCGACTGGCTAGTGAGTTCCAGAATTTGAACTTTGGCGATACTGCTTTCATCACAAACGCCACTCCGCATATTCCATTTTTGGAGTATGGCTCATCTAGGCAATCTCCGAATGGTTTTGTTCGCGTGACTCTGGCAAGGTTCAACCAAATTGTGCAGAAGGCTGTTGCCACGGTGACTAAATGAGCCACGCCCTCGCCCGTGCTGCTATAGAGGCCAAACTATTCAATTGGGCTAAGGCCAAGAATCCCGTTCTTCCGTCCGTATTCGGCGTGCAGAAGGCTGATTTGTCTAGGCCCATCTTCATCAAGGGCAACATTCTGCCTGCATCGGCTACGACTGAGTGCCTACAGGGCGATGAGATTACATATATCGGCCTATACCAAGTGATGATTTGCTGTGATCCGGCGCAGCCTTTCAATGTGGCCGAAGGTCTAATTAACGAGATTCAATCACTTTTCCCGGTTGACTCAGATATTGGAGTGGCTGCATTTAATGGCAGCATCACCGATGCAGTAGACCAAGGCCCAACTATCGTGGAAGATTCGCGATACAATGTCCCCGTTACAATCCCGTACCGTGGCGTAGTTGCTACCTAAGAGGTGTTTTTATGGCTAAGCGAATGAAGCTGCCGAATGGTGTGAAAGTTTTTATCGCCACGGCTTTTGATACTGCTGTTTCTGTTGATTCCATTTCCAATGCAGCCCCTCCTGTGGTTGGTGCTGATGCGCATGGCTTGGTTGCTAATGATTATGTTTTGGTGGAGTCGGCATGGTGTGAGCTTGATGGTCGGGCATACAAAGTTGGCGTCACCGACGTTGACACGCTGACCCTGCTGCGTGCTGACACTGCCGATACGCTGGTGTTTAGTCCGGGCGGCGGTGTTCCGGCTAGCCTGTTGCCTGTTGCTGGCTGGACTGAACTTCCCTGCATCACCGATTCTAGCGTCACTGGTGGTGAAGCTCAGTACACTGAAGTTGCTTGCCTGCAAGAGCAGAATTCTACCAATCTGCCCAATGGCTTCTCTCCGATGACGGTTTCTTATACCGTTTCCGATGATGACGGATCGACCGCGATCCCGATCATTGAGGCTATCAGTAAGGCTCAGGAGACTTCTGTTATCCTGCTGCGCTTCCCGAATGGCAAAGAGATTTTGCAGCCGGGCTACGTATCGATTACTCCGGTCCCGACCCTGACGCGCGGCGAAGTAATGACCCGTACTATTTCTATTGCCCTGTCGGACACGACTACCTATCCGGCCCCGTAAGGAGTAATTTGTGGCAAAGAAGTTCTCGATCAAGCGTGATCCGACCTTCAAGGCTACCGTGAACCTGCCCTCTCCGGGGCAGGAACCGGTGCCGGTTGAATTCACTTTCAAGTGGATGGATCGGAAGGAGCTGACCAAGTTTAACGATGACCGTTATCAGTTCTTCGTTAACAAGGTTCCGGGTTACGCCAAGGAAGAATGGGTAACGGGAATCGATGTTGCACAGTTTGTTATCGACTATGAAGTTCCTCAGTTGAAGGCCATCGTTGTAGGTTGGGACATTGAGGAAGAGTTCAATGACGAAAACCTTCGCGCCCTGGTGGAAGCTGGCTCTGAATATCCGGCTGCTATCGTGAATGGCTACCTTGCCGCCTATGACCGGGCGCGCGAGGGAAACTGAGGCAGGTTGCCCATGAGCTAAGCGCCCCGGAAGCTGACCTTTCAGCCATGGCGGCGCTAGGCTTTGATCCCGAAGACTTCGATGAGGAAGACAATACTATCGAGGTATGGGAATGTAACGCAGATGCCTTCTATGTCTTTGAGTCGATGGCGACACAGTGGCGAGTAGGCATGGCAGGGGCAACCGGGCTGGACTACGCTGCAATGCCCGTAGTCATGGATATGGTAGGAGTAGAGAGGAAACGTAGGCCGGAAGTATTCTCATCCGTCCGTATCATGGAAACTGAAGCCTTGGCGACAATGGCGGAGAATAGAGATAATGGCTAGCTTTGCACAACTCGGCATTGAGATTACTTCTAGCGGTGTCGATAAGGCGCAAAGTGAGCTTGAATCTTTAGCTAATAGTGGCGGCAAGGCGGAAACTTCCCTTAAGGGTGTTGAGCAGGCAGCTACCTCTGCCGACGCAACAGTAAAGAAGCTTAGTGATTCAGCTCTTTATCGGGCTAATCAGTCTCTTTCTAAATATTCTCAGGGGCTTAGGGATGCATCCCAAGAGTCTGAGCGTGCTGCCGCTGCCGCTAGGAATGAGTCTGATGTAATTGCAGCTCTTGCTAGAGAGCGCGCCAAGGCTGCTGAATTTGCAAGGACTAATGCTGAGGCTACCCGCCAGTCCACTAGGGCAACTGTAGATTGGTCTGCGGAACAACAAAAGGCTAATGCTCGCGCCGCAGATATGGCGTCTCAAGATGCCAAGAGGGCGACTAGTGCGCAGCGGGCTAACGCTGCTATTCAAGAGCAGCAGCGTGACCTTGCTAGGCTTATTGGTCAAATCGATCCAGCAGTTGCGGCACTGGGGCGTTTGGATGATGCAGAAAGGAGGCTTGCTTCGGCTCGAAAGAGCGGGCTTATTGACTCAGACGGGTTCAATAAGTACAACGCCGCCCTTCAGCAGCAGCGCGCAGCTATTGGAGGGGTGTCAGAGGCTCAGGGCCGTGCAGGAATGTCCGCGCGCGCCTACAGCGCTGCCATGCGTAACGTCCCCGCTCAGATCACTGACATTACCACTAGCCTTGTGGGCGGACAGCCTGCCTATCTCGTACTGTTGCAGCAGGGTGGTCAGCTAAAGGATATGTTTGGCGGCATTGGTCCTGCGGCTCGCGCGCTGACTAGTTCGCTTGTATCCATGATCAACCCTGTGACGATCCTCGCTGCCGTAGTCGGTGCGCTTGGTGTCGCTTGGTATCAGGCCAGCCAGCAGCAGGAGGCAGCAGAGAAGGCGCTTATCAGTACCGGTAGGTATGCGGCTAGCAGTTCCGAAGAGCTGAATTCGCTGGCTCAGGCATATGACCGTATCGACGGCGTTACGCGTGGCAAGGCGCTTGAGGCGCTTACTCAGATTGCTGCCACTGGCCGACTGACCGGTGAAAACTTCCGAGCCGCCACTGAGGCATCGCTGCGATGGAGCGTAGCCACTGGCGAGGCCGTGGATACGGTTGCTGAGAAGTTCTCTCAGATTGCGAAGAATCCTGTTGAGGCTTTGCTGCGCCTAAATGAGGCAGAGCATTTCCTCACGCAGACTCAGTACGACCGCATCAAGGCCCTTCAGGAGGAGGGCCGGATGCAGGATGCGGCTACTGAGGCGGTAAATATCTATGCTAATACGGTTAACTCACGGGCATCTGAAGTTGAGGCAAACCTAGGACTTATCTCCACAGCGTGGAAGAATATCAAGATCGCCACTGGTGAAGCTTGGGACGCGGTAGTCTCTGGAATTAACCGCGCTCAAGGTCCAATTCAGAACATCGCAGACCGCATTGCTGGCTTGGGTCGGGTGCAAAAGGATTTGGCAACCTACGCAATTGGTGCCTTTAACATTCCTGCTGCAATCCTTGTTCGGGCTGGTGGTGATCCGTTCCGAGGTGTTACTAGCTCTGTAGATAGTACGGCGCAGCTTGCAAACAAGCAGGGCTCAATCTCCTCTGAGGACACTCGCCGACTTGAGCAGGCCGGGGAGCAGTGGAAGGCTATCGTCTCGCAGTCTGACCGTCAGTCTCAGATTGAAGAAGGCATTCTCAAGATTCGCAAGGCTGGACTCGCTGCTGGCATCAACGAACTTGAGATTGAGCGACGTGTAACGGAGTACAAGACTAAGCAGGCTGAGATTGACGCGAAGAAGAATAAGCCCAAGGCTAATTCTGACAACAATTCTGCCGATACGCTCCTCAGTACGGCATTGCGACAAGTTGATGCCAATAAGCAGCTAATCAGCACCGGTGAGCAGCTTACCGCAAGTGACCGATTGATTATTCAGATCAATCAGCGCCTCGCCGACACGACCAATACCATGACGGCTGCCACCCGTCAGGAGCTTGTTGCTGCCCGTGAGTCGCTGACACTGACTAACGATCAAGCCAAGGCTCGGCAGCAGCTTACGCGTGATACAGCGGCTAATGCGGCTATCACTGAGCGCATGGCGCAGATTTACCGCCAGCAGCAGGACCAAAACCAAGTTTCCCTAATGGGGATTGGTCGAGGTAGCCAGGCTGCTGAGATTGCTCAGCGTGAATTGAACATTCGACGCGACTACTTGGCAGAAGTCGAGAAGCTGGAAAAGGCGCAGCGCAACAAGAATACTGAGCTTAGCGCAAGCGAGTACCAGCGGCAGACGGAATTGCTCGCAAACAGTCTTAATGATCGCTTGGCCCTTGAGCAGTCGTATCAAGATCAGCGTATGGAGATGCAGGCCGATTGGCGCAATGGCTTCACTGCATCCTTTGAGGACTACGCGGCTCAAGCGGCTAATGTGGCCGGACAGACTAAGAGTCTTTTTGACAACGCATTTAGCGGCGCTGAGGACGCGATGGTGCAGTTCGCTACAACCGGCAAGGCATCCTTCAAGGATTTCACTAACTCGGTCATTAAAGATTTGATTAGGATTGCAGCAAAGCAGGCCATTCTGCAAATTGCAGGCGCTATCGCTGGCGCATTCGGCGGTGGCGGTGGCGGGGCTGGCATCGGAAGCACCCAGTTAGGAAACAACTACAATGCGGGCGGCGGGTTCTCGGGCGGCGGGTTCACCGGCTATGGCGGTAAGTATCAGCCCGCAGGCGTCGTCCATCGTGGTGAGGTTGTGTGGAGCCAGCGTGACGTGGCTGCTGTAGGTGGCCCCAAGGCTGCCAATGCAATGCGCCCGACCGCTGGGTACGCTACGGGAGGAATCGTAGGGGCTTCTCAGCCGCGCGGAGTTGGTCAGAATGCAGCCCCGCAGATCATCTTCAATATGAACATGCAGGATGGAACTATCACTAGCCAGCAACAAGGCGGCAACGCTGATGACAGCACCCGCGAGCTAAAACAGATGTTTGAGGCTATGATTAACCAATGGTGGACGAAGAATAACCGTCCCGGTGGCGCTGCTTACAATATGAGAATGGGGACTGCCTAATGGCTGACAGGTTTACATGGTGTGCCACTAAGCAGTCTCAGGGCGACGTTATTGGCTCTGTACGTCGGGCTAAGTTCGGCGACGGCTACGCGCAATCCTCCGCAAATGGGATCAATCCAGTATTCCGAAACTGGAATGTTGAATTCATCGGCAAGAAGTCTAGGATTCAGGAAATTGTGAATTTCCTAGATTCCCATGTTGGCAAGTCATTCGTATGGGAAGCGCCATTCTTCGGCGATGGTTACTTCTACTGCGACAACTACAAGCCTGCCCCTAACGGCATGCGCCTTTGGATGCTGACTGGAACATTTGAGCAGACATATCAGCCGCCTGAATCCGAACAGCCAGTTCCGCTTTATCTTGACGGTTCGGTATACTTGGACGGTGATCAGTTCCTAGACGGATTTAAGAGGTAAGAAATGGCAAACATCGATCCGGCTCCGTCATGGGCAGACATTCGACAGCTTGAGACTACTGACCGCAATCTTGCAGGTCCGGGTGGGGTTCTTAACACGCAGCCCGTTTCAATTGCTGCCAGACTTAATCTCCTGCGAGATAACGCAACTGCGTTGAATAACACTGTCGCAGGTGTATCCAGCCGCCAGGATTCGGCAGATAGCGCGATTGCCAGCCTTGAATCCCAAGTGCTTGATGCTCCCGGCACCCTTGGCGACTTGGATCATGGCGCGCCAATCTCTGTTGCAGGCGACCAGTTCCCTGATGTTCTGTCGATTGATAACTCTCGTGGTCCAGTGCTTGCGCTGAATGAATCTATTGCCGACCTTGCGCAGCGAGATGAGTGGCTTAAGGCGGAAATTGAGGAAGTGTCGCAAAAATTATCATACGTAGTGGATTCGGCACTTTCCTTTTACTCTGATTCAAATGTATACCCTAACGGCTCTAGGATTCTCGCAAAAACTGGCGAGGCATGGGACGTTGTATCTACTGGGCCATTCTTCACCCATCCAGTTAGCGGTATCGGCTTGAAGGTAATTCCCGTTAGTGGCTATTACAGCGATCACGCGTTCTTCGCATTTGGAACCGGCGCTGATGAGACTGCTCAGTGGCAGTCAATGGCCACCAACATTCCATCATCTAGCGCTTTGAGGGTGTCGTCAGGCGAACACTTGATCAGCCAAGGGTTGGAATTTACACAGAGCTACCTAGTTGTTTCGTTTTTGGGTGGCGCTCTTATTAAGCAGGCATCGAATACCCCAACTATCGATACATTGCTCCGTTTTTCGGGAAATTTGGGGCGATTAGAGGCCCCTGCTTGTGATTCCAACCTTGCAGGGAATCCGACTTACACTGGGCGTGGGCAGGTATTGGAGGTTGCAGGAAATGGATGGGCTATTATCGAGCCAAATATAAACGGATCACAGAAAGGAACTGGTTTTGGAACGGCCCTATACGTGACTGGAAATGCAAACAGAATTGTGAGGCCTACCACAAACGACACAGGGGACAATGCAATCCGTAATAGAGGCGACTTTAACGAGTATGAAAACGTCCAGATGTACGGGTGGAAGGGTCATGCTTGGGTGCAGGATGCATCTGTTTCTGGAACGCCACAGACCTATACCCGCGTCACTGGCGGTGTTGCGCGAACCAACAGTGCAACAGCTACTGAAGCCTTCCTCGTGGACCCGGATGGAATTCAAGCGGGGCAGATTGACATTTCCGATGTTTACATGGACAACCAAGCTAACACTCACGCGAATATTTTAAAGTTTGTGTATGTGAGTCAGGTAAATTTGAGTAATGTTACTTGTCGCCATGCCGCCGGTCCGCTTAACTGTTCACTGCGCTTGCAGGAGAAGGTAGATAAACTATCTATTCAAAACTGTAGATTCGATGGATCTATTGCTTTTGGTGGTACAGACCCTTGCGACACAGTGATTGGTGGTGCAAGTATTATTACAGAGAAATACAACGCTGGCGTTTCAATTCTAGGAGTTAATGGGAGTATAGTGGTTGATGACGGAGTCGAAGTCCGAAACATTGGAACTTCTGTTTGTTCAACTAACGCAACTCCGGCTCTAGGTAATGCGACGACCATCAGGCTTGGAAAGCTAATAGTTCATGGAGTTGGCTCTCTCCCTTGCATGGTGCAGCTGCCAAACTATTCTGTTACACAGCGCGGACGAATTCGCGCCGGGCAGGTAAGCGTTGCAACTCCATTGCGCTCGACGGGTACAATGCGAAACCTTAGAGTTAATGGGCGCTGGGTTGGCTTGAGTGAAACTCAGGATGCTGCATCAAGACAAGGGGATGACTTCCAATTCCTTGTTGGAAATTCAGATATCCCCCCTCGTGAATCAGAGGGATG